GAAGTGTGACTGGCATCGCCCCACCCTCAAAATACATCTCAGGGAATTTGCCTATCGCATACAACAGCTTCGCATCTATCTTGGAAGCAATCCCAGCACCTACGCCCGGCAATATATCCTGTGACGGATCATACTCGCTGATGTAAACCATCTCGTACTTGCCAGCGTTCAAGTCGTTAGCCCAGCTTGCCCCGCTGCTATTCTGCTTGAATGTGATAACGCCCTTATCATACTTTACCGTCATGTCAAACGGATTTCTATATCTCACATCCTTGCGATAGCCCGTCTTGTTGGTGATGATTTCCCCAAATGCAGCACCTGATAATAGCAAAGACGCTTCCCAGCGCCACAACAATTCGCCCAGTTTGGTAGGATATGGCCAGTCAACCTCCGTGTCCTCGCCCCTGTAAATTGCAATTGGAACGCTCGCAAGTGCATCGCATCTTAACTGCACCGCCCTAAAGAATATCGGCACGCGTTTATATAAAGTCGCAACGGAGTCTGGCACGCCATCGCTGGTGAGCATCTCCACCCATCCGGGAATGTTCGTTATTGTTTTATAAGTATCTGCCATCCAGCCTCCGTTAATCCATCCAAAGTATCGCCCCTCCGCTGGTTGCTCCATCCCACGCAATAGCCAAACTCATCACACAGTCGTCGTGCATTCCATCAGGCGCGCTGTAAGAAAAACTTCCGCTTGCGTTGCGCTTGCTCTCAAATGACAGCAGTTCACCCACCAGCACAGGCTCGTCTAAGACCAAAATCTGCCCATTTTCGAAGGCTGATTGCAAGCCCTGAATAATTGCCTGCTTAGTCGCCGAAGTGGTTGTAAACGGCACGATATTCAAGCCACGCGTCACCAGTTCGTCAATAACCGGCCTGCCTATCGAGTTGGATTCCACGACCATCGAAGTCAGGTTGTATCGCTTGTACACGCTCTCAAGTCTGTCTATCAGCACCGGATAATCCACCCGGTTGAACCTGTCGAGGTAGACCATCTCTTTCGATTCTGCATCCAGCACCGTCACCACCGTAAAGTCAACGCTCGATGCCACATCCACGCCCGCCACGTACTGCCGCCCTGCTTGCGGCTCTTGCGGGTCCAGAACAGCGGCCTCTTGCACGCGCCTGAATACGCCACCGGATAAATCCACAAACTGCGCGAGATTTTCCTGTTCGAATATCTGTCGCGGCTGACTGTAAAATAACTTCTCAATTTCCGAGAACGGGATATCAGGATTTTCGTAAGGATTAGGATCTCGTACTAATCCCCTATCAGTTATCCGCACACCTAACGTTGGAACTTGCCACGCCATACTATCAGGATCGTCTAAAGATTTTGTGTGCTCTTCCCAATACCAATTCCGTCCGCAAGGTGTACTAATTCCCCATGCCCAGCCATTCGTATCTATTAGCATCGGACGCAATACTTCGCTCCAAGCTTTTCGGTGTATGTATGCAGCTTCATCCATTACAACACCATCAGCAGTATGACCACGCGCATTGTCAGGATTATCAAGACTCCGATATAATATCCTGCCACCGTTAGGAAAATGGGCTTCCATTCGTGATTGATTGAATTTAGCGACCCCGTGAGATGCTTTGCGGGTTTCTTCAAAGCCAACGCTAACTTGATCATACGTCGGCGCCCCCCAAATTATGGTCTTCCCATTTACCGCATTCTCAACCGCAATTGCCATCGCTAATGTCGTCTTTCTCCAACGCCTTCCAGCAGATAACCAGTTAAATCGCTTCGCTTCCTTACGAACCAGTATTTGCCCTTGATGCGGATAAGGCAGCCGTATCCTTTCACTCTTCTCCACGCCAGTCATTCACATACTCAATCTGGACTTTACCACCATCAGCACCCGTTATCTCAGTGCGCATAGGTTTATCCAAGCCAAGCAACTTGGCTCGTCTGTCTTTTATCTTTAGAACGAGGTCGTAGCGTTTTTCCCGCCACGCCTGCTTTTCCAGCTCATCCAGGTCAGCAAGTTCGCTCGCTATCCACTCGTCGATACTCTCGGTCGCCTTTTGTTTCCACTCGGCGCGAATGATTTTCAGGTCGCGGTTCACGGTAGCGATTGACACCTCGATAGGCGGCTTCATGTTCAGCAGACTATCGCGAATTTGGCGCTGCGTAAGCCCGCGCGCCCGCATTGCTGCGATTGCTTCGCGTCTTATGATTATTTCGTCCTTTCGCGGTAAATGGTCGTTCAAAATTCAACTCCGTGCGTTACAGGTTTAGCCTTCCAAAAGCACTGGCTCGCCGCCCGTCACATCCACCCACCGCTGAATCGCCACTGCCACGTAAGCCGGCGAAATCTCCACCGCCCGACACTTGCGCCCTAACCGCTCGCAAGCGATAATGGTCGTGCCAGAGCCGAGAAAAGGTTCGTACACGGTGTCACTCGGGTTGCTCCATGTTTGAATTCCAAACTCTGCAAATTCAATCGAGAAAACAGCAGGGTGCGATTCTGTATGAATACCGCGTGCCATCTCTCGCCGAACACGAATAACACTGTCTGGAATTTTGTAAGGTTGCCCTACAGTGTCAGGCGACCCCAATTCTTTCAAACTTCCATCCTTTTGACGAAATCGTTTTCCCTTCACGCCGCGCTTTAGACTTTCGCCAGTTGTTTCAATCCACTTGTTAGCTCCTGAATGTTTTTGCGAGAAATGAAAAACCCATTCGTGTGAACGTGCTAATCTGCCATGATAGTCACCCGGCATACCAGACAGCTGGTCCCAAACATACCAACCGAATAACTTGTTGCCGTTTTCTTCACAATAATTTAGCCACTCATCCCAGTAACGAAATACCGAACCCTCTTTATGGAGCAAACCTAAATTCACTAATACATCGTCACAAATTGAAAAGGCTATTTCAGAAAAGGATTTATACAATCCCATGTAATCGAATTCGCCAAGTTCATAATTTCGAGCGTCTGCATAAGGCGGTGAAGTGAAACACAATCGAGCCCGCGCCCCCTGCATAACTTTGTCAACCACCGCCTTGTCCGTGCAGTCCCCGCAAATTAAACGATGTGAGCCAAGCTGCCACAGATCGCCCAGTTTAACTCCCCATTTCTCGCGCAGCTCCTCCGCCTTGTCAATCTGCGGCTCAACATCATCTGGCGGTTCACCGGCCCACAAGTCCAAGTCAAGCTCGCCCTTGTCGAAGCCCCATTCCAGCAGGTCGTCAAGTTCGAACTCATTTGCCAGCACGTCAAAGTCCCATGAGCCGGTATTCTTGTTCAGGCGGATGTTCAGCTCTTCAACTTCCTTGTCGCTCAACTCGCGGTCTGGCACCCAGCACTCGCATTCCTTTACGCCGGTCGCTTCGAGAACGTGCTTGCGTTGGTGACCGCCGATGATGGTATTGGCAGAATCCAGGTTGACAATCGGCTTGTCTATCATGCCGAACTTATCCAGCGAAGTCTTGAGTTGCTTGAATTCCTTTTCAGACAGCGAACGCGGATTCTTGTAATAATCCGTCAGCTCGTCAATATTGAATTGTTGCAAAGTCCAGTTTATCTTTCCCAAATCACCCTCGTCTTTACAAGTAAGCGAGAGTACGTCCAAAGGCACTCACGCCCACCGCGCAAGTCAATCCGTTCCGCCAACCCACGCCTCGCCTTTGCCACCGTTCATCGCGTCAAGCCGTTCTGTCAACTCTTTCACCTGCTTTTCGAGTTCACGTATTCGACGGTCCTTGCTGTTGACCATCTTGCTCAACTTGTCCACTTGCGCCTGCAAATCAGCATTTTCCTGTTGTAAATTCACAATAAGTGCTTCCCTGTCTGACAACGCAGAACGCAAGCCCGAAACTTGCGCCTCTAAGACATCCACCTTAGCGGCTAACTCGTCCGCCCGCTTATTGAGAGCGTTTAGGCGTGTTTCGTATGCGGTTGATAGCGTTGCTACACAGTCCGCCTGGATTTTCTTGCGGTTAGCAAGCGCGTTCACAACAGCCGCACCCAAGCCGCCTCCGCCCAGCACCGCTGCTATGATTGCGACCCAGACGTTCTCGCTCATCCGTTAGCCTCGTCGTTGACCATCTCGGAAACTTCGTCCAGCGAGTAAGTCGGCTCGTCATCTTCAAGCGCATTGAACACGTCAATCAGATTGTCCGGCTTGTCGGTTAGATCGTGGAGCAAATTGCTTCCACCCCCTGCAACAATAGCAGTCAGAATTTGGCCGATCAACGCATTCGGGATGAACGAAGCGAATAGGTTGACTTCAGTCAGCCACACGAACACGCCCGATAGAATCCAGGCCGGATAAGCCAGCCAGAATTTGTCCCAGCCGTACTTATCCCACAGCGGAGTAATGAGCATTGCCACGAGCCGGTTTGCCAGCACCATCATTCCGATCACGATTCCTAAAATAGTTACATCAAATTCCATTCGTTAGCCTCCGTGCTTATGTCTATCCTCGTATAAGTGCGTTTCATTCCTGCAACCGCGCAAGGCGAACTCCCGTTTCGCTCGGTATCCGCCCCGCCCGTTAGATTCAATTTCGTCCATAAACAGGCATTCATCGTCTTGCCGTGAATACTGCATTTCTTCGCGTGTCGTGTCATTAACAGCAAATAGCAGCCAAGCCGGCCACTCCTTGCGATCGTATCCGTAGATTTCCCCGCACTCTTGGCAAATTCCTCTATTAGGTAAAACTTGATTACCGCAAGGACAATATCGCGCCATATTTTGTCTCCTATATGAAGACTCACATAACTGGCACTAATCCGGACATTTATTTGAAATATTAGTTAGAATTCGTCTGATGGTGCGTTCGTGCAGTCCGAGAAAGTCCGCAACCTCAATTTGCGACTTTTCGCACACCGCCCATAAGTAGAGGACGGTTGCCTCTCGGAAAGTCAACCGTCCAATTGCTTGCTCAATGTCTATTTTCACATCGGGATTGCACCCGAATAAGTCGTCTAATTCGCTCAATTTGCCTCCAATGCCTTCCTCACATCGAATGTGTCAGATACATCACTGTTTCGTTTTACATATACGTCATGTGGGTCTTTGAACTCGCCGCCAGAAAACTTAGTAAGATAACAATAGTTTTTTCCATTGTTTGAAATTCTGCCATCTTTCACAACCCCATATACGAGCACCAAAGCATCTTCCGGCTTCACGTCATCACCAAAGTTTATAATTATTCTTTTCATTC